TTTTCTTAGTTCTGTCATGGGAACAGACATGGCAAACCATTCTTACCTCCCCCTCTGCTTTATTTACTGTTATTTTATCGTTTTGTGTGCTCATTAGAATAAATTATCTATATCAAAGTTTTGTTTTTTTACACTTTCTGTTGCGCTCATGTCATCATTCCAGTGCTCTCCATTCAACCAAGTTAAAGGGTTTTTTCTGTATCTAACGTTTGGTGTTTTCTTTACGTATTCTACAACAACCTCATTTATCTTTATCATGGTGTCTATATTCAATCTAAAGAATTTTTGTTTACATTTTTGCATACCAACTTTTTGTCGTAAGTATCCCAAAACTTATTAAACAATTTCTCTACCTCCTCTCCCTCTTGTTTTGTTTTTATTTTTGTGTTTTTTGTAAGGTCTTTAGCCTTAAAATGTTTTAATATATTTTCATATATAAAAAGTATCTCTGTGTCTTTATAGAATACCTCTATAGGTTTCTCGCTATACTTAACTCGTATTACTATTTTAGACTCTTCTAACTCACAACTATATATTGAGTTACTGTCTATTATTATGTCTTCTTTTAGTTTTAAATACATAGTCTAAAAAAAAGGGGGCTCTCATTACACTTCGTGTTATCCCCCAGTGCAAACCTCTGAGAATAGCTTAATCTACTTACGAGGAGCACCCCCTTAATTATTTTTCATCAATTAAAATGGTAAGTCGCTTTCTTCTTTTTTAGCCTTTGATGAATCTGGCTTATAATCATTAATCTTAACGTAATGAGTCTTACCGTACTCGTTTGCACCATCTTTATTAGCGCACATTGTTAGATTAACATACTTAGCTCCATTAAAATCATAAACATGTTCTTTAATTTTTGCTAGGTTTAGTGTGAAGTGAACGACTGAACCTCCGTCTTCAAACTTGTGCTCCTTTCCATTACCGCAGTAAACTGGAGCGTCTTTTGTTTTTGTTTCCATAAGAATTTTTATTATTTAGTTAAACATTTTTGTAAATTAACTACCTTTTTTTCTAAGGCAGTTATCCTTTTAATAATGTCTTGCATTAAGTCACCTTCTACTGAGCCTTCTAGCTCACTTATAGCTCCGTTATACACAGACACATATCTTTTATCAAACCCCATATCTATTTCGTGCATTTTAATAGCATGTAAAACAGATGCGTGGCTTTTATAACCAACCATTTGTGCTATTTCATGTAACGTATGAGAATCATTTCCATTTAGTATTGCGCAAACCATATTTCTAGCTTGTACATTCTTTTTCTTTCTTCCTGAGTTCATACCTATTTTGTTTTTATGTATCATCATGTGTTTACATACATGAGAACACAACTCCTTAAAATAGCCCTCTGACCTTAACTCTCTTTTATCTGAATAACTTTTCAAACGCATAATCATTATCTACTTTTAATAGTTCTGCAATCTCTCTAGCTTTCTTTACAGAAAACAAATCTGGTTGCTTTAAATATTTTCTAACTGTTGGTTTTGATATACCAATTTCACTTGATAATTTATTTCTGCTGATGTTTTTTTCAGCCATTTCTTTTATTAATTTATTCATTGTTTTTTATTTTATTTAGTTTATAATAGTCCTTGATGTATGTGTTCGTAAGGGTCTTTAACTTTATCAACAAAGTATTGTTTATAATCTGATAAAAGTTTACCATATTTTTCTCTACCTTCTTCAATAAACTCTGCGCTACATTCGTATATACCTATGTTATAAGGAGCAACTTTTTCTATGACTATAAAAACAAATCTCTCCGCACCAAATCCATCTCCGTAAAAAGCCGCTTGTCTATCGTACCCATACTTATATGCACTACCTTTAAAAGCATAGAAACTAGAGTCTTGTGTGGTTTTTATATCAACAATAGTTTTATCTTTTTCTCTCCAATAATCTGCTTTACATTTACACAAAATACCCTGTTCTTTATCTTTCCAAACTTGCACCTGTTCGCTTTTACCATTAGATAAATAATCCATGCACTCATGCGAAGAGAATAATCTGTTTCTCATTCCTATTAATGAATAGTAAGCTTTTGGCTCTAGAATTATATTATCCTGATTCTGCATTTTAAACATAGCAATCTCCTCTCTTCCCGCTTTTGTCCTTTTATTTATACCCTCAGGCTCACAAATAACCCTTTCTTTAAACTTATCTACCTCTAGCATACACATGTGGAAGGCTCTACCAAATTCTAAAGCTTTTGTTTCAGGCCTTAAATCAGGGTTTTCTTTGTAGTGTTCGTATACAGCAGGTCCCTTTTTTATGAGTCCTAATTGAGAATTAGTTACAAAATCAAAGTCACCGTAGTAAGCCTCATCTGACTTAAACTTGTCGATGAAGTGTTGTGTTTCCTTTTTGTTTTTCATATTATCCTAGCTTTTCTAGTAATGTTTTTCTTTGCGCATCTGTCATATCGTATTTACCCATGTGTTCTCTAACTAGGTTACTATTACCCTGCTCTATAGATTCTAACATAGAATTAAATACTTTTGAGGTTGCTTTTTTCTTCGCAGGTTTTACAGGTATAGGTGATATTGAATTTGTTTTTGCTATAGCCATACTAACCTCTTCTGCTGATGCAACTGACTTTTTAATACCTATACCAAAATTAGCCAATGCTCTACCCCAAGCTGATGTTTCACAGTTTTCTACAAAAGATGTTTTGTTAATATAACTTGAGTCTTTTGTTTCATGAGCAATCCCAGTAGCTATAACAAAGCCATTCTCATCTGTAATGGTTGCTTTTATAACACAAGCCCCATCGTCATAATGAATTAAATCTGTTGATAGTGAGTGGCCGTTGAAGTTAGACCTGAAGTATCTAAGTCGCTCATTAACTTCGACATAGTCCTTCCCTTTGATTTTAATTGTTTTTAAGTTTTCCATAATTTTAATTTAATTTAATTTTAATCTAATATACAACTTTTTTTGATATAAAAAAAATTATCCTGTGTTTTTTTTCTTAATTTTATCCCAATTAACTATTATTCTATCTAGCACTGCGCACTTCTCATAGTCTTCTTCCTCTGCAAAGTGATTAATTAATTCGTCTACCATTCTTAAAAAACTTTTTTCTTGCTTGATTATTTTTTTAGGTAATTTCTCTACGTTTTCTAATATATAATCAAACAGTTCGTTTTCCTCTTTTATCAAATACACGTTGCTTTCTGTGTCTGATAATCTTTCTAATACAAGCATAAACATTACTGCTCTTAACTCTTTTAATATAGTTTTCAATCTCTTCGCCATCTAATTTTGGTATTTTATAATCAATAACATTAATAAGGTTCTTTCTTATTGTGTTTTTTTTAGCGCCCATTGTTTTTGTTTTAGAAAATTTTTCAATAACATCATCATCTATTAATGATTTTATTTTTCTTATTAATTTTCTTTCATTTACATAATCTTTACATGGGTTTCTTTTAGATACAGAACCTCTTTCGCTACCATACAAGTTACGAAAATTAGCCGACATACTATTAAATTGTGTTTCCATTTTTTTATTTTTTATTAATTTCTTTAAATACATTTGTGAAAAAAGCTTTCAGAAATATAAATAACAATACGGCCCAAATTCCAACTGGAGTCCATATATGCCTTACTATATATCTTATCTCATCCATTATTCTTCTTTTTTTATTATGTGAGAAACGTAACTATATGCCTGACTTTCTGTTTCAAACAATTTAATATGAGGATTTTTTCTGTAAACTTCTTCACTTATATTATCCCAAACACTTTCTTGCACATCATATCTATCCCCACTTCTTATTACTGTATAATATGTATCACCCTCTTTAAATGGGTATACAATATGGTCTCTTATTTCTGACAAAAAGTGTTCAAATAATCTTGTTGCATCTGATAAAACTTCTTTTTTATATTTTCTTCCATAAAATTCATCAATAGTATCCTCCCATATAGCATCTTTACCATATATTTCTATTAATTTGTTGTTTGCTAGTCTTCTTGCTAGTGCTTTTGTTTTAATTTTTACTTTCATTTTATTTATTTTTAATTATTATTCTTCTTCGTAATATATATCGCAGTGTTCACCACACTCTGTGCAAATAGGCACGTCTGAGTTTGTTGGTGCGCTACAACAGTCGCTCACACAATCTAAAAGTTCTCTGTATTTATCCATTATAAATGCCCTCCATATTTTTCTCCCTCTATATCGTACCTCGTTTCGCTTTCTGATTCCCTTTCGTTAAAGTTAGATTTGTGATAATTATTTGCGTCATAATCTAGCCCAAACCCAAAGTGAT